TTAAGTTTTACTTCATCTTCATCAGTTGTAGATTCACGAGCTATACTAAATGCAGCTTGAACTTCTTCATTAGGGTCTGATTGAATTTCTACATCATGTCCAGAGCCATCAAATCCAATTTCTGCATCGTCAAATTTTTCTTTTTTCTTGCCCATAATATATATATCCTTTAGATTTAAATTGCCAACTATTTTTCTAGTCGGTGATACTATTTTACGCTTTTCATCAGTCTTGTCTACTTTTATTTTCAAATTCCTTAGAATATTTAGTTATAAAAAAGACTTTACATATAACTTTTAGGTATATGCATTTAAACATCAAATTCAGCATTTTTAATAGTGTTATAATTTCCTTTTTTCTGAATTTGAATTCTTGTAGGAATTTTTAATAATTTAGACTGGTCTAATAATTCTTTTGCTGTTTCACATAGCTCACCTCCTCTAAATTTTACCCAATGATTTGCTTTATGTTTTGCATAACCTTTGTACTCAATACAAACGAATTCTGATATAGTTACACCTTCTGCATTATATGTAACTTTTATAGATGATGGTGATCCAAATTTCTTGTGTATGCTATAATTAATGCTGTCTAAATTTAACCATAATGCTTTACCTGTTTGTACTAATTCTATATTTGCAGCTTGAGATGATAATCCATGTTGAAACTGAAATTCATGATTACAATCAGGACAAAATTTTACAGCAGGCGAAAGAATACTGCTACAATTAGGACAAGTTTTTGTTAATTGTTCTCCACCTCCTTTGCCTTTGCCTTTTTGTTTTACAATTACATTATTTATTGGGCCGAGACGCTCAGTATTACCAGCAAAATCAAGCACAAGACAGTTAGCTTTATTGGGACTAACTCGTGATCCCCTGCCAAGGCTTTGAACATGAAGTACAGGACTATTTGTAGGGCGAAGCATAGCAATAAGATCAATGCCAGGCTCATCGAACCCAGTAGTAAGTATGTTAACATTAACAACACATCTATATTTACCATTTTTAAATGCCTCTATTATTTTATCTCTTTCAAATCCTGATTCTTCCATCCTTGAATGTACAGGGGCACATCTTACACCATTTCTAAGTAATGTTTCAGCTATATGCTCTGCATGATTAATGTCAATTGCAAATATAAGCCATTTTTTACGATTATGTCCAGCTGATATAATTTCTTTTATGGCTTCTTTTGTTACACCATCTCTATCGAAAGCAGCGGAGAGCTGAACTTCATTAAATTCACCCGCCTTTAGCTTAATTTCTGATACATCCATTTCTAGTTTAGTGCGCTTTGATGTTATTTGTGCAAGGTAGCCTTCATCAACCAATTGCTGAAATCTTTCAGCACTTGTCCAGTCATAAACAAGATCATCAAACATCCTACCGTTGCCATATATAAGACCATGACCAAGACGAAAAGGAGTAGCAGTAAACCCAATGATAGTAGCTGACCTAAGACCTTGAAAAAAGGTTTGGTACATAGTTTCTGCATTTGGTGATATAAGATGAGCTTCATCAATAATGATGATGCTATTTTCTTTAACTCTTGAAGATTGTTTATAAACTGATTGTATACCAGCAACGGTAATATGTTTCCATTCTCTTTTTCCCAAACCTGCAGAGTTGAGCCCCACTTCTTCATCAAGGTACTCAGATAATGACTCATGATTTTGCTCCAATATTTCTTTTACATGAGAAAGAATTATTATATCATATTTTGGGCTATAATGCTGAACTAAGTCTGCAATACAATATGTTTTTCCACTTCCAGTTGGCATCCCTACTAAAGGGTGTTTTCCTGGATTTGAATTAATATATTCTGTTAAAGCAGGAGTACAACCCGCCTGATAATGTCTTAACTTAATCATATATTAAACATTTTATTATATGCATGATAATCACAAGCTTTTCGTTGATCATCACTAGTTAAATTTTTATCATGAAAAGAACACGACCATTTACCATTAGGCTCTATATCAACATAATTACATGTTCTACAGGTTTTTTCAGGGTCTTTATACCCATGACAAACTTGCTTAGCATCACACATTTTACACTCAAACCAAGTAATAGAATCGTTTCCTACTCTTGGCAATAAATCTGTTGCTAGTATTATTTCTTCTTGCTTTTTACAGAGTTCTTGAAATCTTTCTCCATTAAATTTAATAACTTCAAAAAAGTATGTAGAGTCATTTTTATTATATGCAACATATAAACAAAATGGTAATGCTTCATATCCCATATATGCTGTTACTTGATCATAGTGAATAGGCTTAGAGGCAAGCACACCTTTTTTAATCAAGTCTTTAAAACTTTTATCATTATGAGTTTTATATTCAGTTAAAAACCTTTGATCTATATTATTTTCAGAAAATGCTATCCCATCTGAATGTCCTTTCCAGTGTCCTGCAAATCCTATAACTTCATCTTGATCTGATACAATATGAATTCCAACTTTTTCTAAATCAGATACAATCACCTCTTCCATTCTGTGTCCTACTCCAAACAGACGAAGAAGTTGAGCGGAGTGTATTGATTTATAAGTCCAATAATGATCGTGCTGTAATTTGCGATAACAATTAGTGCCAATAGAACTTAGGCCAAGATAATCTCTTGGCAAAGATTCTGTTGTTACTTCATTTAAAACAACTTCAAAACTTTCAACTATCATAATTAATTTAATCCTTTGAGTTTATACCAAAAAAGCCCCAATTAAGGGGCTGATTAAACTACAGATTGAAATTAGTCATCAGATATTGCTTTATAGCCTTTTATTTCATTTTTCTCAGGCCACTGAGCAGTTGCAGGCTTAACACTTACTTTAATTTGCAAAGGTATATTATGCAGATCATCAGTATCTTCAAGATCATAGTCACCAGGAAGGCCAACTGCTATAACAATTGATTTCATGTCTCCTTTGCCTATGCGCACAGCAACATCTGATTTATTTACCCAATTAAGATTGGTAAAAATCATGCGTCCCACTTTTTCACCATCAATAATTCTGAAGGTCATAGCAAAGTATTTGCCTTCTTTATCATTTGTAGTTTCATAAGTAGATTTGATAAGCTCTGCTTCATACCAGCCTTCAGGTATTGCTGCAAATGGGTTTTCTTCTACATCATCAGGTGTAAACATTTCAGGTAATATTGCCATTTTTAAGTTTCCTTTTATCAAGTATTTTGTTTATGATTGAGGACATGTCAGGCTTTTCAGGGTTGTCCAATGCCCCTGACCTGTCTTTAGCAAATGAGAGTCTTGACGGAGAAGTCTGTAGCATAGAAATGCCTTTTCGATCTACCTCCAATTTAAAATACTCATCTACTAAATATGGTATTTGATTACCTAACACTTTGCCAGGCATCAAAAGTTCTTCAGTAACTTTACCACTTTCGTCATCTCTGACAGAGATCATCTTACTTGTAAACATTACATGTTTATTTTTAAGATTGCGAAAGTTTTTTAACATTGGAATCATTTGGTCAGCTAAAGCCATATAAGCTTGCCTACCATCTTTATACTGAGGTTTTAATTCAGTAACTAGGACTTCTGCTATCTCAGCCAAAGTATCCATTCCAATAGATTCATATTGTTTTGCTTCCGCTGCCGTGGTTGCCCACTTGTATGCATCATTAAGGTCTGCTAAACTTCGCACTTCTATATAATCCACTTTCTCATCGGCCAATGATAATAGACCCTGTTCAGCGGAGATTATGATAGGAGTGGGCAAAGAAGCTGCCAGACGGGTTTTACCCACGCCTGGCCCTCCATAAACAACACATTTAACGGAATCAAGACTTAAATCCATAGTGGATTGTATCTTAATAGCCATCTTCTATTTCCTCATAATTTTCTTTACAGCAAGCAGATTTAGTTGTAAATGCGTGGCACCAAATTTTAGCACCCCATATTTCTTCATATCCACCATCATCTTCTTCGATAACTTCACATTCTTTTCCACAGTTTTCACAATGCGTAACAAGTGCCATTATTCATTACTCCCAATTAGCAAAAATTTAGACTGAAAATCCTTAATGTTATCAAGCTGCACTGCCATATTAACTTTAGCTTTTTCAATAAGCTTGGCTGCTAGTACTTCAGATTGTATAGCAAGAAATGATGAGTAATCATTCATATCAATATTAATTGTAGTAATTAAATGAATGTCTTCATCATCTTCATACATTTTCCATCTATTTTCTACCATAACATCAAAATCATAACCATCACTAGCATACTCATTTAATCTTAAAATAATAAATAATTTCATTTTAGTATTCTCATTTCAGTTAGCATTTACTGGTTAGTAAACACTTCATTAGACACTAAGAATCTAGTGTCTAACAAGGTGTCAGCTATCGAAAAAACTATCTTGACATGTTTGACATAATCCAGATATAGCATACTCTTTGATACTTAAATCATCTTTAAATTGTGTAACAGGATTTTTGCACATTACACAAAATCTTTTTCTAAGTGATTCAGTATAACCT